CCTCTGACATATCTTCTGGCTTGTTCATGTAGGTTTTCTTTGTGTCTATGCGTTCTTTAACAAAGTTAATCCAGTCTGTCTTGTCCTGTTCAAGCCCTTTGCCGCGTAGCAGTAGCGGGTCATGGTTCTGTCTTACTACATAATTAGACAGTTCGCGAATAGCTGCGCCACCACGGTTCTTTCTCTTTAACATACGGTTCTGAACTTTTTGTATGGCTTCGGCTATCTGCCTAGCCTCTACGTTCTTTGACGAACCAAGACCATCAAACATTTCTTGGTATATTTTTCCGTCCAAATCACCGCTTTTGAAAATGTCTAAGTTATCATGGCGTTTTAATTCAGCTACTAAACCGCCAGCATGTTCAAGAAGAATGGCTTTTTGCTGGGCATCCACACTAAACAAGCCACGCCTTGCATCTCCAACCATTATGGCTGACAAAACTCTTTGCGGGTTGTCGGGGTCTGATTGTAAAGCAGTCATCACCTTGCCGTATACACGGGCGTTAATCAAAGCGTTGCGCTTCTTGATAGCTGCGTTGACCTTTGCCTGGGTTGATATTTCCGTCTGGGCTTCCAAGATAAGTTTTTGTAGCTCAGTTTCTCCATCAACAGCCCCCCGTCCATCAATCTTTCTTTTGACAGACTTGAGTATGTCATTAATTTCCTCTTTGGGTACTTGGATGCCACCGTCAATAGCAACCCTAAGAACTTCCGCTGCGCAAACTTGAATACTCATCCTTTATAATTCCTAGTCATACAAACTACACCAGCCCGTGTCATGTCATCATAAACAGTATCTGCTTTTGTTACTAAGTCGTCAGCATCATCAATAGCGTCAATAAAGTCTTGCGGTATAACAACACCAGCATCTGCCATCTGGTCAACGTCATTTTGCAGTAATTCGTTTTCACGGCCTAGAACAACAGGGTCAAGGTCAGGTGCGGCGACTCCATCCTTATCCATTTCGTCAAGGATAGGTCTTGCGTCAGCGTCCTCACCCAAGTTGTAGTCGTGAATTTGTGATTCTTGTTGCAGCTTTACAGCCTCTGCCTCTGTCAGTTCACCGCCATCGTAGACAGGCATTGTGTTCGCGTCCTCAACACGGCCCTCTACAGCACTTGTATTGAAGTCAATATATTCTTGATTGTCTGCGGCTTCCTGAACTGCCCTCAAGAACGAATCGTCATCCAACCCCTTTGGGTCTATACCAAACTGTCTCGCTGCGGTCTGTAGCTGCGCTGCGTCCTCAAACGCTTGGACTTGCCCGACATCAGCATCGGAGTATTGCTTGACGCCATCGCGCGCCTCCAACTCAATCAATTCAAGTAAATCGTTGATACCTACATCGTCTGGCACACCTTCCATTGCTGGCGGTAAAAAACCTTCCTCTCTTGCCATGGTAAGCATATCGTCCAAGGTCTTTCCACCTGGCCTTACTTTCTCAGTAACCTTCTTTTTGCCGCGTACCTGTGTTGTAGCCGCCTGGCTTTTATTTGCAATACCCTTGTATCGAACGCCAGCGGCGCGTTTAACTTCTGTAATAAGTTTCTCACCAGTCCATATCCCGCCCATGTCGGATATGAATTTTAACAGTGACCGAGGTTCTTCTGCTTTTAATATCTTAGGAAGCGCCGTTCCCTTGCGCTGGACATCTGGGGTGGCTGGCTTGGCCTCTCTACGGGCAGTCACCTGTTCGCTAGTAATCTCTCCCGTCTCAGGGTCTACAACTCTTTCAATGGCGGCAACGTCCGGCCTGTCTCTAGCTATTCTTTCATTTGCGCGTTGAAGCGTATCTTCCAAAGATTTAGCTTCAGTTTGTGCTATAAGCTGCCCTACCTGTATTGGCTGGCCTGACGCGGCTTGCGCAACTGACCTTGCTAAAGCCTCATCTTTTGCTGCGGATGCCTCAATCCTGTCGGAAAGTTTGCCTACGCCGTAATGTATACCGCCGCCTAGAACACCGCCGAACGTCAAGTTTAAGAAACTGTCCATCAAACCATAGTCAGCGTCCATAGATGCAGCCATGCCAAAACCGTACTGTTCTGAAGCGGCCTGACCAATAATCAATGGCTCTAATATAGCCGCACCAGCAGTGCCGTTGACAGCGCCTGCGGCCAACCTACCGCCGTTTTTGCCGTACTTTGCTGTCATCTTGGCTGTCATTGTTGCCATCCGCGCCGCGCCAAGGGCGGGTACAAAGCCGCTTGCCACGTTCAATGGGTCAAGCAAAGAACCAGCAAAACCAACGCCAAACTGTGCTGCCATCAAGCCAAAACCACCTTTTGACCTCGACAATGTAGAGTTTATGATTGCACGTTTATCACTACGTTCTGCCATTATTTGCGCCAGGCCTTCGGTGATGCCCGTCTCATCAACTGTGATGCCCTCACGATAAAACTGGCTTTCTGCCCACTCCTCTGGGGTCAGCAGCTTTCCCGCCTTGGCAGTCCTGTCATACTGTTCTAAAAATCTATTAGCTGCGGCACCAGGGTTGTAGTAAAGGGTGTCGTCCAAAGTTGCGCCAAGCACATCTAACGTGCCTACCTTCGAGTTACTATAGTAGCTATCGTGTGACGCTCTATCAAAACTCTGCTCTGGAATATACATATCAACCATCAGAATATTGGCCTTGCTTGTTGCGCTTCCAAAACTTTAGCCGCCCTCATTCTAGCAGTGCCTATGAACGGCATCTCTTTGTCTAATAAATTAGCTTCATCAACATTTGCCTTAACGTCAGCAAATTTAACCATGACGAACATATCTTGCGGTGTTATAGCAGCCCCCGCAAAGTCATCAATTGGGGCTTTTCTTGGAACCATATTACCGTTCTGGTCTACTAGATAAGCGCCTTGGTTGTCTGATGTAGTCACCCAATAACCTGAGTTAGCCAACTCAGAGGCATACGCTTGTTCAGCTTGGGCTGGCGGCAGCTTTCTACTAAACGGTGAGTCGGCAGGCACTTCAACAATAGAACCCAGGTACTCAGTGTTAGACAAAGAACTTTCTAGTTTTTTAGATATCCCGTCAGTGTCAGAGGCCATGCCGCTTGGGAAGCGCAATGGTTTGCCGTTCACATTGCCAAAGGAAAACTGACTATTCACAACGGTGTTGATTGCTTTTTCCACCGCGTCATCATCGCTTATGTTTGTGTCTACTGATTTATAGTAAAGGGCAGTATTGGTTATAATTGAGTTCATTGTGGTGGCGTGAAGCATACGCGCGGCGGTTGCGCCACGGCTTACCATGCCTTCTATCTGCCCACCTATGACGCTGCCAGTGTAGTTTGTATTTTTATCAGCAACTAACGCTGCCACATCCTTACGTTCTGTGGGCGTAAACAAAGCAGATATAGCTTTTGCGCTTTCTGGGTTGTTTCCAGCGTCTACAGCGAACATTGCAGCGTTGCCTGGGTTAGCAATAATCATAGAATCAACAAGGGTGATAGCATCAGACTTTATCAAATTACGCATAATTCTGTTTTGGTCAGCAGCATTGTAGTCTGCTAGAAAGCTGACAGCGTAATCAGACTTGTCGGCATAAGTTGTTAAACCCTTGTATTGAGTTTGAAAGGCTGTGACCTGTGCGTCAGACAATATGCGTATGTCACCGTCTGGAATATTCATAGCGGCTTGTTTTTCTATAAGCTGCTTTGGTGTCAGGGTTGCTTCTTGGTCGCGCAAGTCATTTCTGTTTTCAGACTGTAAAAATCCAACAGGGTCTTTCTTTATGCTTTCTTGTCTATTTGCAACCATAGCATTAAAGGCAGTGAGAGTCGCTTGCGCCTTGTTTACTTCCTCTACCGTTGCACCCTCTCTGACTATCTCTTGCTTTAATGCCAACCCAACGTTTAGGATGGCAGCATCAGACTTATACTTTGCCGAAGAATACAAAGCACCGGCAGAAGAAATGCTTTCTACCTCTGCCGCAAACTTAACTGCCCCAGCCTCATCTCCTAAAGATTGAAAGAGGCTTATGGTTTCCTGGATGTCTTCATCAGTGGCTTCGTCAGGAACACCATTAGACAACCTTAACCGTGACTTAATAGCCGCTGTGTTACTAGCTATCTGTGATGTGACCATCGGAACACGGTCTTGAATTTGGGTATTAACTATGCTTTCAAGAGATGTGCGTACTCTCAGGCTCATGCCTTCAGCAAAGCCTGTGCCAGCGCGTAAATCGTCTAAATCACTTTGAAGCGATGCGGGGCTTTTATTAGCAAATGTTGTTGAGTGCAATTCGATAGCCGAACGTTCTTCTTCGCTGACCTTAATATTACGCTGCGTTCTTAATGACGTTACAACGTTAAGACGTTCATCATTTGGCAAACCAGAAAGCGAAATTGCAATCTGTTCGTCATCACGGTTAATTACAATATCACCTGTTGAAGCCTGTTCCATGGCCTCATTAAACTCGTCCTCAGTTAGCATTGCGGCAAACACTTCGCCAACTACGCGCCTTTTTTGAGTGGTGATAAAGGCTGATTGTTTTGTGGTGATTATTGCTTCTTGCTGCGCTTTTTCAACCTGGGTGTAGCCTGGATTTTCACGGACAGACTTTTTTGCATCCTCAAAATGCTGGTTTGTTGTCGCTGAATTTACGCGTGTTGCAACGTCTTCAGAAACCGCGCCATTGCGCCAAGACTTAGCATTGTAGGTTATCTTGTCGCCAGTAAGTTGAGACTCTGCAATCAAATTGCTGGCCTCGTTGCTATATATTGCTTTCAACTCGGGGTCTGATGTTGTCGCGTAATCTTTCTGCAAGGCTGCAAGTCTCTTATCCATCAACCCGCCACGAACAATTTTACCGTTGTTTGCAGCAGCCTGTTGTACGCTTAAAGAACCTTTTGTTAGCTGACGCTGTAACCGTGACCGAACACTTTGCTTTTGGTTTGGTGTTAAATCCATAGCGTCTAGTTTTTGTAACGCAGGGGCAGCTACCTCGTCATTATACCTTTGCTTTGCAGACGCGGTTGTTGTGTCCCTGTTTTCTTGCTTAAACTCATTTGTAGTTTGAAGCACCCCATTTTCAAACTCTGCCGCGGTTGCCTTTACTTCGGCCTCTTTTTCCATCATGCCAAATTGAAAAGCAGTATCGCTTACCTGTTTGCCAAGGCTGGCAAATGCCTTACCTGGGGCTTCAAACGCGCCAGAGTTTGCCCGTGGCCCTAGTGAACCAGCGGCCATTCCAACTTTTTGTTCGTATACTGGAATTTTAGGCATTTATTAACCTCACGCCATAAGGCTGGCAGCTTTAGAACCACCAGCTAACAATGATTGATATGATGCCATTTTTAGGCCAGTTGCCCTAGCACGACCTTCAGCCCTAGCCAGCGCAGCTTCTGACTCTTTGGCTACTTGCTGTATATCCCCAGCATACTGTATTTTTAGTGCGTCTTGCTCAACATTGAAGTAAGAGTCTTCAGCCGCTTGCAGCGCACTTCCCGACATTTGTATGCCAGAAGCAGCAGTCGCAACATTTGCAGTGGCAATCAATCTCTCTGAGGATTGACGCATATTCGCTTCTTCGTCAACCTTCTGGCGGCGCAGAACAACCGCCTCATTCTCTGCGACTTGCGCATTAAATTCAGCAGTCTGTTTGGCAGCTTTGGCAGCAGCTTGATTGCCCTTGTACCCCATAATGCCGCCGCCCACGGCAGCAGCAGCAGCTAGTTCAATCATTACACCACCTTTGCCATGCGATAGTAGTTACTACCGTCTGGCCCAAATTTATACATAACACCTTCATCTTCAAATCCCATCCATCTAGCAAACCTAATCGCCTCTGGGTCGCCCATGTGAATACTAGCTTGCACACGATGTAAACTCGTTGTCGCCAGTATACTACTAAACAGTGTCTTAGCATACCTAGCTAGTGACAGCTTCCATTTCGGTGCATGCTTAGACAAAACAACCCAGCCCTCACCAACACCAGGCCACATCTCATGTATGCCGCCAACAGCCACAACATCCTTGTCGCCCATAATTGCATAGCCTACAACTTGCTGCCCGTTATCAAACGCAGCCCTCATGCTTTCTGGAAAGTCAAAGTCAGTCTCAATGCTGTTAATAAGACTGGAATTAAATGGCACAATCCTAAGCATCGAAAGTGTTTGACCTCCGCATAATTGCCAGCACAGTCATAGGTAACGCTTGCGACTGCCGGATAACAACACGGGCATCATTTTCATACCCTGCTGGGAAATAGATTTCCTTGTCACCAGTAAACAATGGCACGGCCTCATCCATAGACATGCTGCTATCGCGGAACGGCAATCGGTCTAAGTTTTCTTCATCAGGCCCCAACTCTGCGCCAACGGTCTTGAAGAAACGTGCAGTCACGCCATGAATACGTTTAATCTTGCCCTGCGCAATCCCATCGTCTGCCCCTGACTCCATACGCAAAGTCTCTAATGTAGACCTGTACCCATAACCAACATGCACTTTAGATGCGCTAACATCCAAAGTCACCTTGCCGTTAGTTACTGTCTCATCATCATGCGTTGCCCCATCAGCAAGTATAGTTACTATCTCGCCTTCAAGGTGGTTTAGTCCTGTTATTGTGCTAGTGGCAGCGCCGGTATATGTCAGCCCTGTGTCCACATAAAACGCATCTTCAACCTCATCACCAAACTCAATGGTTTTAAGGAACTCAATATGCCGAACTGTGCTTCCGTCTATCTCACGCTTTACTGATAAATACACCTGGTCTTCTGCGCCTGATGGGATAGATGTAATGCTTTCCACTACCGCACCTGTCTGGTTTGTAGCAGCCAGTCTGGTAGTATCTGAACTCTCTATAGTCAGCAACCCGCCAGCACTAGGCGCAACTTCTTTGATTGTAATCACGTTAGCAGCAGGGTTTGCCACAACAAAGTCTGCATGCGCATTGATAGCTGTGTAGATATTGTCAGCAGTATCGTTGTTTGATGCGTTAGGTCTAAAGCCAAGTGTCGATGCTGGTGCGCCGCTACCCAATGCCTCAGATGTGAACGTAACGCTAGTGCCATCACTCTTAGTCAATTTTAGTGTAGTGCCAGCCGCAATGTTTGCGTAATCAGCAACAGTGACTGTGGCGTGTGCAGTAAAGCCGCCAACTGCATGGTCATGCCACCCGATAGCAGCATTAGCACGGTCATATGTCAGACCCACTAGCCGCCCATCATTATGCACAAACCACAAGATTAGTTCTGGTTCCTGCTGCCAAACCATATCAATCAAACCGCCACGCGGAATATGGTCAGCCAAGATAGTCAAGTCGATGCCCAACAATCCATCAGTGTCCAGGTCAAAGGTAATCTCTTTAACTTTTTCTCGGCCTTTCTGGATTAGAATAGTGCTGTTTCCAGCCCGTACAGGACGCACCTCAGAACTACCAAAAGTTGTTTCACGCAGCACGTTCACGTTTGTCGGCGTTACTGGTGTTGAACCTGTGCCGCCCGACAGCGTAAACTCAGAACTTGTAGTCAATATCTGCAAAAAACGTGCTGGCAATAGGTGCCGGATGACATTCACTTTGTCAGATGCAATAGTCAGGTTTACTGCGCGGTCATCTAACGTGCCAGGTGTCATGTTCTCAAAGTCTGCCGATACTGACCCAAATATGGTCTGTGGCTGGCCTGTAGTGCCAGCAAAGTACAAACGCTGCTCGTAAAAGCCAACGGCCTTGGGGAAGCCCTGGACGCCACCAAAGGCACCTAATGACCAACGTGTGTTAGCATTGCTAGAACCAACAGAACTATCAGGTAAACGTGAATTACCATACTGGTCTGCATGTACCGTAGCAGTCACTGTTGTAGCATTTGTAAATGCTGTAATCTCCACATGACCATTTTCATCATGCAAGTATTGCCAATTTATAGCGCCGTATGTTTCTGTGCCTGTAAGGTGAACCGGCGGCGTGTTGCCTGATGTTTGTGTGGAACCTGTTACTTGCTTATAGACATGCCCCGCAAACCTAACTGTTGCGTTGTTAGCGTAACTGGTACTAGCAGCCCACTCATCATGTTCAATCTCTAGGATTTCTCTAAATCTAATCAGCCTGCCTACGTCAGAACTAGCAAACGTGTTAGCAGAGGCCGTGACAGTGATGCTACCGGTGGCAGCAGATGCGTACAAAGTTGTTGCCGTGTCGTTCTCATCTAAGTACGGGCCATCAACAAAATCAATGTTTGCAAGAGTAAAGCTGGTAGCTGAGGTGCGTGTAAGCTTGGCTGGTGCGTGGTCTTTATGTGCTAGGTACAATATGTCAGCAGACTGCGTATGGTTAATCTCAAATATATCTGTGACGGTATAGGTTGTAGTAACCTCTACAATCTTAGCAGCAGTTCCGGCGCTGCCATACGCATCAAAGTTAGTGCTGTCCACGCCTGATAGTTCAAAAGTATTCACGCCAGCATTTACCACTGTAAATTCACGGTTATTCACCTGTGACATGCCTACTACATCTTTAATGAATATTCTGTCGCCATTTGTGAACGTGTGTGAACTAACTGTCACAACAGCAGGGTTTGCCCGTGTTATAGCTGTAATCGTTTGGTTGGCTTCAGTTAGCAACCCGCCATCTTTGTAGAACCGGACATAGGTTGCGCCGAACTCTAGGACGTAGGCCTGTTCGTCACTAAACTCAAAGTTGATAAGTCTTACCTTGCCACCGTCCTTGGAACGCCCAGCAAAGAATGTGCCTGGTCTACGGGTCACACCGCCAGACGGAAACACAACCATGTTGTTTACTGTCTGCGCAGATTCATTGTACTTTTGTAGGTCAATACGCCCTTCTAACTTTGGCGATATTTCACCGGTACGAAAGTTTGTAACAATACTGGATACACGGGCCATATCTAAAACCTAATGTTTGTATATGTGTCTGCCACTGGCTGTTCTGGATAGCCCTCCATCGCGTCTATGGACTTAGCCTCGCGCAATCTTTGTTCATACAACGCCTGCATTGTCTGCGCTATAGTTCCGCTGCCCGTAATGTTGTAAGCAAGTTTAGCCGCTATGCGATGCGCAATGGTGGCTGAAAGCAGCGAGTCATATTCTTCTGTGTTGGTTACTCTGCCGATATAGACAATGTTACAAGTGCCTTCATTAGACAGTATCTTGCGGCCTTCAATCTTGTACATGACATTGCTATCATATGCGGCAAGTTCGTTATTTACGTTAGAATCCCAGAACGATAATACCCGCAAGCAGTAGGGGTCTGTCGGTAATGTAAACTGGTTTGTAAAACCAAAGGCCGGAGAAGCGGCGTCTTTGGCTAGTTCTTTGCGTGTGACCGCAACATTCCAAGGGTGTGCGCGTAACACGGCATCACGCACTGGTTCAAAGTTTCTGTTGCATAACCTGGCTTCTTTAGAATTGTCAGTTAGTGAAATGATGGTCGCTGCACCTAGCAAGTCTAACGCTTCATTACATATATCAACAACTGATGGCATGGTTCACTAACCTCTCAACTCTAATCAATACGCCCATGCTTAGATTTTTCTCGCCACCTTTGAACGCCCCGCGCTTTCTGTATGACTCTCTAGCAATGGTCTTTAACTTTTCTGTTGGCAATAATACCACAGTTTCATCATCAAGTACGAACGCCCAATGTGTTGCTAAGGTGGTGGCTAGACCACTAGGCTTGTCCCTACAAGAAAACTCCACAAACACATTACCTGTCCGTGAAGCCACAAAATCTCTTTTTACTTCTATAGTGTTTCCACTCAGTATGTCGCCTAGCCATCTCTCGGCTATTTGACCTACCTCTAAATCCCAGCGGAAGTCTCCGCATGGTTTCATCATATCTATCTCCAGCAATGTATGGGGGCGGCGAACCGCCCCCACATTGTTAGTTTACGACATACTCAATGATGAACGCCATATCGCCAGCAGTTCCACCGGTTGCGTTGAAAGTCACCGCAATGTAGTAGAACCCGCCTGGGTCAGATGAATCGCCTGCCATTTCGTACAACTGTTGACCTGTAGTGTTTAGGTCAGCAGCTTCGTAACGTAGTTCTGCTAATGCTGCGCCGTCGGCAACAGAAGTAGCAAAGAAGTCCTCATCTTTTACAGCGCCTGCATCTGTGTAGATGCCCACGTTGTATGTGCAACTGCCACCCAAAGCATCAGAACCAACTTGTAGTGATTTGATGCTGGCATTACTTGGGATTGGCGCAAGCATGACGATGTCATCGTCAGTGCTGTCACCAGCAGCAAGTGCCACGTTGCCCTGAGCCACACGCATTACGCCATGTAGGTTCCAAGCATCGTTAGCAACTTGAGGGGTAGCTTCTACGTTAGCTACGAGAGTAGAGTTTTTTGTAGTCATCGTTCACGCCCCCTAAGCTGATTCGTCGCAGTCAATCTGGACAACTTTTTCTTCTTCCATTCGGGTGGCACCGATTGACATGCAATAGTACACCTGAGTCGAGTAGCCTTTGTCGCTACGCTCATCAATGCGTGCCATTACGTCACGGCCCACTGCCAATGCAAGACCATCCTCTGCCCATGCGAAACATGAACGGATGTTGCCAGCTTTTGCGAGTCGGTTAGTAACAATGAAGTTAAAGCCCATGAACTGATTAACTTCGCCCTGTACCAGTGCCTTCACTGTATTGAAGTCACTTGAAGTCACGTTAGTATCTGCAAGCAAAGCCTCAACTTGGTCTGGCCCTACAGCAATGTAACGTGGGATTGATGGGTCAACATCAGAGAGGTCAAGGATTTTCTTGGCCTCACGCAGTTTTGCAACAGACATATCAGCAGAACCGTTAGCGATTTGCTGGCCTGCTGGCAGTGCGGTTGATGTAGAACCAGTCTCGCCTGTGAAGGCTGTGCCAAGGGCTTTCTCGATGATTTCATCGTCCATTGCACGGCCCATTGCAGCGGCGCTTGCCATTGCGTAAGCAGAGGTCGGGTCGATAAGCATGCGAACCTTGTCCTGGTCATCAATCAAGTCGGCGTATTCGTAGTCTACGAGTGAAACCCGACGACGTGCGTGTGGGGTATCAATCTGTGGTGTGTCGGCGTGGCGAGTTGTACGCTTCTGCGCAGTCGCTTTACCAACCTGGTCAAAGAAGGCATTTTTACCAGTCATATTCTCTACGCGCACCGCATCACGCAGACGGGAACCCATCTGCTGCGATAGCATCTGCACGTTCGCAGAATACTGCTGGACAAACGCCGTGGTTACTTGTGTGGACATAATGTCCTCCTTTTACACGGTTTTCATTTGCACTTGCTTCGGTGCGCTACCCTTTCGGACACTCCTAGTCTTTTCAGCCGACTTATGGCCTCCGTCTTTCCGGCTGTCATCAGGACGGATTTCTCCGCTACCCTGCGTCACCCACTCGTAGTAAGTATCTGCGAGTAAGTGAGGATTTATAATGCTACGACTGCTACCAAACTCTACAGCTAATCGTAAGCACTCAAGTCTAACCTCTGTACGAGACAGCCCATCATCCATG